CGGTATGTCGATAGCCGTACTGAGCCACTCCTCTGGAATATAGTTGACGTTAGAAACAAGGCACATTTAAAACTGCTAAAGTTTCTAGGCTTCAAGTTTTTACGTAAGTTAAAACATGGGCCAAACAATCTAACATTTATTGAATTTTGCCGTGTGCGTAGACGCTAATGCAGGGGCTAGAGCAGCCGCTCGAGAAAGAGCTGCTCAGAAAGATGCCCTATTTGCTCAAGAAGGACTCAAGTTCTTCAACAAAGAAACACAGCTCGAAAGAGCACAGAATAGAAATGTCATAGGTTATTCACGTGATTTAAGTGATGCTTATGCTGGTGCTCTTGCTGCTCAAGGTAAGGGTAGAAAACAGCTAGAAAATGCTGCTCGTCGTTACTTTAGATCGAAAGGTACAGTAAACGAAGGTGGTAGATCTAGAAGATTTGGTGTTGCTAATTATCAAGGATTACTTGCAGCCCAGTCAGAAGTAGAATCAGTTATAGATAACGTATTAGGCCGTAACATGGCGTACGCTCGAGAGGGTGCTTTACGTAAGTTCCAAGTTCAACAAGCTAAAGGTAGAGAAGCTTTAGGTATACCAGCCGCATATGGTGCACCTGTTATGATGCCTCCTACAAACAGATTAGGCGGTGCTTTACAGATAGCTTCACAGGTTGCATCAATAGCTAGTACTGTTTCTGGTTTTGGTGGTTTCAACTTTCTTTCAAAAGGTGCTGGAGCTGGTATGGCTGGAGCTAGTGGTATAAGCAGTGCAAATTTATTTTCTGGTGGTGTAACAGGATCTGCTTTAGGTGCTGCACCATTTAGTACATACGGTGGCCTTATAGGATCATTCCCATTTTCATAAATTATGACATCATCATTCCAAACCATAGTAGGTAGAGAACGGGACAAGATACCCGGATATGGTGTAGATAACTACGAAGCTACCGAAGCTGACCTAACCAATGAGGTCAATAATCAGATTACAGCTAATCAAGAAGACACTCGTAGATTCTACGACGAAATGGCTCAGATACAAAAATTGATTGCAGAGACTCCTATGAAAAATCTAGAGTCTCTCGCACAGTTTTCTAGTCAAGCCGGTCAGGCTATAAAAGCATTTCAATTAAGAGCAGAAACACAAGAGAAAATCAATGAAGCCATGGACTTCTTAGATAAAAACTCTAGTGCTACACTCCGCAATGCTGAAGGTAAATTAAATTTAGAAGAAGCTAAGTTTAATAATCAATTACTTAATGAAAATACAGAAGCTTCTATCAACTTCCTAAGAGCTAGAAGTGCTGAACTACCACAGGATGTTGGTATAAAACAAATTGTTCGAGAGCTTAAAGATAATTATTATGGATCTAGAAATCAGTTTATGAATGAGCGTGGTGCTCAAAAGATGACAGATTCAGAAGAGTTTATAAAATTACATAATGCTGCTGACGAGCTTATGATTACAGCTATGCTGGATCGGGCTCAAAGAGCAGGCGTGGATACAAACAGCCGAGAGTTTAGAAAGGCGTTTTATACCATTTTGTATCCTGATATAAAACAAAGAAGAGAGAATAATATACAAAGCTGGAAAGCTAGAGCAAACAGAGACTATGAAAAGAATAGAGACGAAAAGTTAAGAAATACTATTGTTGACACACTAGCTCCTTACCAACAAGGAGATCGTGTAGATATTGATGTTCAAACTCTTGTTGAAACTATACAAGCTACAAGAAACTTTGACACACCAAGAGAGGCTGTAAACTATTTATTTGAAGAAGTTGCTGCCGAAGTAGGGTCAGAGTCACCCAGATTACAACTGCATCATCTTGACTATCTCTATGAAGATGCTCTATACATACCTAGCTATGCACCAAATACAAGAGTCACGTATGCAGATGGTAACTTCAAAGATAAAAATGCAAACTATTCTCTTATACAGAAGACTGAAACTAGACTGGCTGAAGAGCAAATACGACGTGATAGAGCTAGTCAAACTGTTGCTCAGAATGAAATTAACGAATTAGAAGCTCAATATCCTAGCGGTGTACCAGACGCAATATTAGAGAAAAAACTGCTTGAATTAGATCAAAGATTTCCTAATATTGATGTCAGCAAGTTGCAAACTAGCAGCCGTGGTATTACAAACGGTGGTGAGTACAGTAGAGCTGGCCAAGGAGATCCATTACAAAAATTTAATACTCAGTTAAAGAATAGGTACGAAACAAAATTAGGTGATAAGTTTAACGCATTTAACCAAAGAGAAGTAGAGAGAGCTCAAGGTGCACTTGCTCTTGAAGTTGAAAGGCAAACAAAACTTGGAGTTGACTTTGATGATGCTGTTAAAAACACATATCAGGATATAGAAGATGGGTTGCTTGCTGGTAATTTCTCAGGAAGTGCAATCGAAAAACGTAGAGGAGCAAAAGGAAACTCTGCTGACATAGCAGAAGATGGTAAAGCTTTACGGAGTGATATAGGTAAAGTTGTTTACCAAGGTGAGTATGTATCATTATTTGAAAAACAGGCACTAGCTGATTATAAAAGACATCTAATTAATCCAGAAATATATGCGTTTCCATCGTATTTCAAAGGTGTAACTGCTGGTACAAAACTAAGTCCTAGACAGTACGCTTATGATAGACTTAATGCTACAGGCGGTTTGACAGACCAAGGTCTAATTAAAACCATGCCTTATGTAAACAAAGATGGTGTCTTAGTAGACTCACAGTTTGATCTTACTCAAGAAGAGTTGAATATACTAGAGGTAAGACCTAACTTAACAAAGACTTATAACGCTTTAGAAGATCCAGTAAAAGGTAAAAAAATACTCAATGGATTTAAAACTGGCAACTCTGTAGGTACATTTGACGCAGCTACTGGCCCAAGATTACGAAACGCAGATAAACTTACTCTAGGTCAGATAGTAGAGTATGCTGATCGAGGTGCTACTAACTTTGGATTGTTTGGATTGAGTGCACAAGAAATAAAAGATGCTACAAGATTTTTGTCATCACGTGACTTTGACAGAGTATTTGATGAAAAGACACAGAGTTTTTTAGTAAAAGAACTTATCAGACAAAGAGCTAATCGAACTAATAGTATCAGAGGTGCTATCATACAGGCAAAGAAAGGTGGAGAAGCAACCATTTTTAGAGGTGACGAAAGAGAGGGACGTTGGGACAGACTATTTGATTTAGGCGAAGAAGAACGGGAACTTGTTTTAAATGCGTTCCCTGCACTTCGTAACATACCAGCAAACCAGTTTCATAATCTTACAGAAGGTGTTTTTCTAGGCATCGAAGCTGAGATACAAAATTATCAAAGAAACAGAGAAAAACTAGCACAACGAAATAAAAGAAAAGAGAAAAAAGAACCAACAACTATCGAGGAACTAAAAGAAGTTCCAGCAGTTAAAAAATCAAGAGAGGGTAGATGACAGACTCAAATTACTCAAATGCCGAAGTCAATGTTGATTTAGAATATGCTGATTATTTAGCAGATCAAGCAGAACAAGCCGCAGATGAGTATGAGCGAAGAAGAGATGCACAAGAAGCCGCACAGACACAGTTAGAAAAAGAGGAAAAGGTTGCTGCTGAAGTACAAGAAGATCCTCGAAATGAAGAAAACTGGGGTGCTAAGGCACTCATACGTGAGGGACAATCTATATTGTCTGGCGGACTTCAAGATACAGCATCATCTATCGCTACATTTCCAGAACGTACAGTAGATGCGTTATCTGGAGAAATGCAAGAACAACGACGAGAGACTGGTACATACAGGCCAGACTGGAGTCCATTCGGTGGGTATGATAATCCAATCGAAACAAAAACATGGTGGGGTAAACAGCTACGAGGTTTAGTACATTTTGGTACACTTGCACTCGGTACAGTTGCAGCAGCCAAGGCTGTCGCAGCAACCGGGGTCGTCTCAATACCAGCTGGTTTACTTGCACTAAGTAAAGGTAACATCGTTAGAGGTGCTGCCGTAGGAGCTGTGTCTGATCTTATATCCAAAGAGTCAGACGAGCAAAATGCTTTGGGTGCATTACGTGACAGATATGGTTGGATAGATACACCAATATCTACCAAAGATACTGACCACCCAGTTGTAATGAAACTCAAGAATATAGTTGAAGGTATGGGCATAGGTCTAATCTTTGACGGTTTTGCGTACACACTAAAAAAGGGTGGCGACAAAGCTATAGAACAGATAACTAAACGTAATAAAAGTTTAGAAGATCAAACTATACAGGCTGGTATAGCACAGCTTCGTGAAGGTGAGACACAATTTAGAGCAGATAAAAATGCACCTATATCTCAACCACATCAAGGAGCACACATATCAGAAGTAGATCCACAGACAGCTAGAGAACAACTGTCAAATACACGTACTAAATGGGGCTCAGAAGAGGGTTCTACTGGTAGTGTAACAACACCCATAGAACGAGAAAGAATCGCCATGAAAGGCGGTACAGACGATGCTACGGTCGAACGTCTTATGAAAGGTTTGATGAGTAGTCAAAAGTTTGCAAAAGAACTAGCAGAAGCAAAGGGTGATAGAAAAGCACTTGCAGCTAAATTTAGAGAAGCTGTAGAAGGACATCAACGTATAACTCAAGGCAGAAATGCTTTAGAGATGTCACCACAAGAATATCTAAAAGAGTTGCTAGAAGCTAGACCTGATACTGTAGATGGTGTTGATATATGGACATCTAAAAATGTAGTTATTGCTGACCTTGTTATAGGTACACTACTTAAGCAAGTTCGTGATTTAGGCACAGCTGGTAGAGAAATAGCAGATCTTGTTGACCTACAAGACATAGATGGGCCAACAAAACAGCTAGTAGATACTATGCTTACTGCATTGTATGAAACAAAGAAAGCTAGATTTGTAAAGTCTGACTCATTTAGAGAACTTGGTTTGGGCAAGAAAAGTAAGAAGACTGTCGAAGAAGCAACACAACAATCTATGCAAGATGCAAAAGATTCCATCATGTCTATACTTAAGATAGCTGGAGACGAAAAAGATGACAATATGTTATCTGCTTTGTATGAAGCATTTTCTATGATGGAGAATGTAAATACATTAGATGACTTCGATAACTGGGCAAGAAAAACTATTCTTGGTGGTGCACTAGAACAAGGTGGAGCTAACCGCACAGGTGCTATGATTCGTGAGCTAGAAGGTGTAATGTCACATAGTATACTATCTGGCCCTAAAACACCAATCCGAGCAATCATGGGTACATCTACTGCAACATTTTTACGTCCATTAGCACAGAGTCTAGGTGCAATATTAAGATTACCCTTTGATGGTAATGTAGCTGATGTTCGAGCTAGTCTTGCATCCGTAAATGGCTTGATAGAAGCTATACCAGAGTCGTTTACTTTATTTAGAAGTAAGCTAAACTCATACTGGAAGGGTGATATAAGACAAATAAAAACACGTTTTATAGAATTTACAGCACAAGATGATAACTGGGAGATATTACGTCGTTGGGCAGAAGATAGTGGTAGAGCTACACCCGGAGAAACAGCAGCGTTTCGTGTAGCAAATCTAGCACGTCAGATGAACAATAGTAACTATCTAACATATTCTACCAAGCTGATGGCTGCAACTGACGATGCGTTTGGTTACATCATGGGTCGTGCAAAGATGCGTGAAAAGGCTATGCGTAAAGTGCTTGAACTACAAGACAACGGTTACAAGACACCTAAGATAACAAAAGAGTTGATGAGAGCATATGAAGATGATTTTTATGCACAAATCTTTGACGCTAATGGTAATATTGTTGATGAAGCTACAAAGTTTGCACGTAAAGAAGTTACACTTACACAAGAACTTACAGGCTTTGCAAAGGGTCTAAACGATGTATTTACAGCTACACCACTAGCCAAACCTTTCTTTTTGTTTGCTAGAACTGGTGTTAACGGTCTTGCACTTACAGGTAAGTACACACCCGGGTTCAACTTCTTAGTCAAAGAGTTCAACGACATTGCATTTGCTAATCCTAACGATTTAGCTAGCGTAAACAAGTATGGTATATTTACAGCAGAAGAGCTTGCTAACGCACGTGCTTTACAAACAGGTCGATTAGCGATAGGCTCTGCTGTTACATTTATGGCAGTACAAGCTTGGATGCGTGGCGATCTTAATGGTAATGGCCCAGTAGACAGGCAGAAAAGACAGCTATGGTTAGATGGTAAGTGGGAGCCTAGAACAATTAAACTAGGTGCAGTTCGTGTTGGTTATGACCAGTTTGAACCGTTCAACCTTATTATGTCTACAGTAGCTGACATAGGTGATGCAAGTGAACTTATGGGTGAAGAGTGGACAGAAAATGAATTAGGTAAAATTGCACTTGTTGTTGCACAGGCTGTAACAAGTAAGTCATATCTAGCAGGCATACAATCGTTTGTTGATTTATTTGGTGGTAGACCCGGCCAAGCTGGTCGTATTGTATCTGGACTAATTAACAACCAAGTGCCACTAGCTGGTATACGTAATGACTTAGGTAGATTATTTACTCCTTACATGCGTGAGATAAACTCAGGTGTATTTCAGTCTATACGTAACAGAAACTTAATTACAGAAAAGCTTACAGGTAATAAACTACCTATCAAGTATGATATGTTAAATGGTAAGCCACTCAAAGATTGGGACTTTTTAACTAGAGCATACAATGCTGTAAGTCCAATAAGTCTTAACTTAGACCAAAGCCCCGGTAGAAACTTTTTGTTTGACAGTGGCTATGACTTACGTACATCTACATATTATGCACCAGATAGTACTAACCTAACTGACCATCCTTACATTAGATCAGAGTTTCAACGAGCACTAGGCTCTCTTAACTTAGAATTAGAGTTAGATAAACTTGCTAAAGATAAAAGAATGTTAGCATCTATGGATCTGATGTATGCTGATATACGAGCAGGCAGACGAGCTCAGTTTAATGCAAGAGACTACTATCACAATAGAATCATAGACCAGATGTTTAAACGTGCTAAGAAACGAGCATGGGCATCTATAAAAGATGATCCTAGAATTGCAGAGGTAATCGAAAAGCAACGTCTAGAAAAAGTTGCACAAGTAGATAAACGTACTGCGTCTCAAAACATCCTCAACATATACAAATAAATGGCAACAACATTCGTAGAATACACTGGGGATGGTAATGCGACTAAGCAGTTTACCTTCCCTTCATACCAACAGGCTGACATAAAGGTAACAGTCGACGGCGTAGCTAAAACAGCTGGCAGTCACTTTAACATTACTAGCTACACTACAACAGGTGGTGGTAACGTAGTCTTCACGTCAGGTAATATTCCATCCAGTCCCGCCCTAATTCGTATTTTTCGTGACACTGATGTAGATAGTGCTAAGGCTACATTTACAGCAGGGTCATCAGTCAAAGCAGCTGACTTAAACAATAATATTACACAGCTCTTGTATGCTGCACAAGAAGAGCAAAATCAACCAGAGCAGACTGCTGACATACGTGACGATGCAGTAACTACTGCTAAGATTAAAGATGCAAACGTCACAACTGCAAAGATAGCAGACGACGCTGTAACAACTGACAAGCTAGCTAACTCTATCAATACTGAGATAGCAGCCAACACAGCTAAAGTAACTAACGCTACACATACAGGTGACGTTACAGGTGCTACATCTTTAACTATTGCCCAAGACGCAGTTACTACATCTAAAATAGCTGCTGACGCTGTGGTCGGTGCTAAGATAGCAGACAACGCTATTGACTCTGAGCACTACACAGATGGTAGTATAGATACAGAACACATAGCTAACGATGCAGTCACAGCTGCTAAACTAGCAGACACTTCTGTAACTGCTGGTACATACAATACTGCAAACATCACAGTAGATGCACAAGGTAGGATTACATCAGCATCAGCAGGTACAGCTAACGTAGTAGATGGTCAGATAACAACAGCTAAGATTGCTGACGATGCAGTTACTACAGATAAACTAGCTAACTCTATTGTTTCTGACATAACAGCTAACAATGCAAAGGTCACAAACGTAACAACAAACCTTACTACTACTACAGCTACTGACTCAGTTACTGTAAATAGTAGTGATGGAACTAACGCAACGATAGGCGAAGCAACAAGCTCTGCTGCTGGTGTAATGTCAACAGCCCATCACGACAAGTTAGATGGTATTGAAGCTGGTGCTAAAGATGACCAGACAGCTAGTGAAATCAAAACACTACTACAGTCTGATAAGTTAACTGCTAGTGAAATAGCAACAGGTGCTCTTGATGGTAGATACTACACAGAAACAGAGTCTGACGCAAGATACTTTAACGTAAGCTCTGGTGACACTATAACAAGTGGTGTTTCATTTGCAGACAACGACGACACGATTGCTACAACTAAAGCTATCAATGCACGTATTATTGATCTAGTTGAAGAAGTTGGTGGCTTTGTACCTATTGCAAACGAGACATCGTTTCCTACATCTAATCCTGATGTAAATAATGGAACAGGAACTATCGTATCAGTTTCAGCAGCATCTACTAACTTAGTTCCAAGCGGAACAACAGTTACTATTGCAAACGGTAGAGGTAGTGGATTAGCTGTTATAATTACAGGTGTATCTTCAACTATACCTTCTGGTTTTGGATTCTTAGTAGAAACAACTACTACAGCCCATACATATACATTCCATAGATTAGTACCAAAAGCAACAGAGGTCACAACTGTAGCTACAAACGCAACCAACATTGCTGCGGCTGGAGCTAACACTACAAATATAAATGCAGTAAAAAATAATGAAACTAATATTAATACTGTAGCTGGTATATCTGGCAACGTTACAACTGTGGCTGGTGTAGCATCTAATGTTACAACTGTAGCTGGTATTTCATCTGACGTTACTGCTGTTGCAGCTGACGCTACTGACATCGGTGCTGTAGCTGGTAAAGCAACAGAGATAGGTAGATTAGGTACAGCTGATGCAGTTGCAGACTTAAATACTTTAGGAACAACAGATGTCGTAAATGACATGAATACGTTGGCTACCTCAAGTAATGTTAGCAACATGAATACTGTAGCTGGGTCTATAGCAAACGTAAACACAGCTGCAAGTAATATTAGTAACGTCAACAACTTTGCTAATACATATCAGATAGCTTCTTCTAACCCATCAACAGATGGTGGTGGTAACTCACTAGCTGCTGGAGACTTATACTTTAATACTTCTTCTAATGAGCTAAAAGTATATAATGGTTCAGCTTGGCAAGGTGGTGTAACAGCAACAGGTAACTTAGCAAGTCTTAGTGGTGCTAACACATTTACTAATAACAACACTTTTAATGGAATTGTAGAAATTAGTAGTTCTTTTCCAAAGTTTAAACTTACGGACACTAATGCTAACTCTGATTATACCGTTGATAATCTTAATGGTACTTTTAGAATAGTAGATGAATCAAACAATGCTGCAAGATTTACTATAGCTTCTGACGGAACAGTTGATGTAGTTGGTAATTTAGACGTTGGTGCTGGTGTTGACGTAACAGGCAACATCACAGTATCAGGAACAGTTGACGGTGTAGACATTGCTAGTCTTAACTCAACAGTCAGTGGTATTACATCTAACGCAACTCACACAGGAGAAGTTACAGGTAGCGGTGCTTTAACTATTGCGGACAACGTAGTAGACGAAGCAAACCTAAAGGTATCTAACTCACCTACTAATGGCTACTTTTTACAAGCTCAGTCTGGTAATACAGGTGGCCTAACTTGGGCAGCAATACCAACCACAAGTTTTACTAATATTCAAACTGATGTACAAGTAAATAATGGTAATGGTATCTACATGGGAAGTTCCTATGAGTTAGGATTAAGACGTATTTCAAATAATTCTGTTATTAGAAGTACTAGCGGTGACTTAATTATTGAAACTTATAATAATGCTCCTCTTGAATTAAGAACTAACTCTAATGGTACTAATAAAGGTGTAGATATTGATACTTCTGGTAATCTATTACCATCTACTGATAGTCAAGAAAGTATAGGTTCTAATACTGTTAGATTTGCAAACGGATATTTTGACACACTATATGGAGACGGTTCTAACTTAACAGGTATAGCTGCTGGTGTAACAAGTGATTCTCAAAATAACACTGTAGCCGGTACAAATGCTGGAAATAGTTTCAGTGGTACAGATGCGGCAAGTAATACTTTATATGGTTATAATGCTGGAGCAGCAATAACAACTGGAGATAAAAATACTCTTATTGGTAATCAATCTGGTGATAGTATTACTACAGGAAATTATAATATTGGTGTAGGTTCTCAAGCTTTAGAAGATGTAACAACTGGAAGTAATAATGTAGCCGTAGGTAATAGATCTTTAGAAAGAGTTACTACATCATCTGACAATACAGCTGTAGGTTATCGAGCCAGTCTACATGTAACTAGCGGTCAGTACAACACATCTATAGGTGGAAACGCTGGATTTTCAAACAATACTGGTTCATATACAACTTGTCTTGGTTATCAAGCTGGATATACAAATACAGTTAATAGCAACACTTTTATTGGAGCACAAGCTGGTTTTTATAATAACGGGGCTGACAACTTAATGATAGGAGCCTTGGCTGGATATAATAACCGTGGAGATTATAATTTATTAATTGGTTATTTTGCAGGCGATGATAATGATGGAAGCACTAACAATAGTCATAAAAACGTAGCCATAGGATATAAAGCGTTAACTAAACTTGAAACTGGAGCTAATCAAAATACAGCAGTTGGTTATCAAGCTGGTGATACGATAACTACAGGTGCTAATAATATTATTATTGGAAATGACGCTGACGCTACATCTGCAACTACAAGTAACGAAGTAACTTTAGGTAACTCTAGTATTACTAAGTTCAGAGTTCCCGGTGTTAATGTTGAAGCAGAAGACGGTATCTTATCTCTTAGAACTGGTAGTGGTAGTGTAGCAGAAGTTAGATTCTTTTGTGAATCCAGTAACGCACACTATGTAGCTGTTAAGTCCCCTGCACACTCTGCATACTCTGGTAACGTCAGTTTTGTACTACCACCAAACGGAGGTACAAACGGTTACTTTTTGACAACAGATGGTAGCGGTAATACATCATGGGCAGCCGCTGGCGGTGGTGTAGATAGTGACTCTGACGGAAACACTGCTGGTGGTACAAATGCTGGTGATTCTATTACAAGTGGTTTGTCTAATACTAGCTTTGGTAAAGATGCTGGTACTGCCATAACAACAGGTAGCAGTAATACATTTGTAGGAAAAGATGCTGGTAAAGTTACTGTTGATGGTCAGGCTAACACTGGAATAGGTAAAGAATCTTTTGAGTATTTAGTATCTGGAGATAACAACGTAGCTGTTGGACAGACAGCTTTAGGTCGTTTAGTATCTGGAAACTGGAACGTTGGTGTCGGTTCTTTTGCTGGTCTTCAATTAACTGGAACAGGAAACACTGCTCTTGGTTATAATGCTTTAAGAGGTGTTAGTGGTGCTAGTGGTGACTATAATATAGGTATTGGTAAAGATACTGCTAACAGTTTAAGCAGTGGAGACGAAAACGTTTGTATTGGATTTGAAGCTGCAAAATATTTAACTGGTGGTGATAAAAACGTAGCTATAGGATCTCGTGCTGGTAGCAATATAACTACAGGCGAGGATAATGTAGCTATTGGTACTGACTGTCTTGGTTATAACCAAACTGGAGGTATGACAGCTGACCAGTGCATAGCTATAGGTAAATATGCTTTATATAAAAATAGTGGTAATGATAATATAGGTATTGGATTTTACAGTGGAGGAGTATTAACTACAGGAAAAGACAACACCTTTGTTGGTAGATCAGCGGGATCAAATGTTACTACTGGTGATAATAATTTGTGTCTAGGTGACGATGCAGATGCTTCAAGTGCAACTACAAGTAACGAAATAACTTTAGGTAACAACAGTATTACCAAGTTTAGAATCCCCGGTCTAAGTCTTGAAGCAACTGCTAGTGCAGTAACTCAAGGTGGAGTCTTCTACGAAAACAATACAACAGTTTCATCTAACTATACAATTACCGATGGTCGCAACGCAATGGCGGCAGGCCCAATAACTATTGCGAGCGGCGTCACCGTTACAGTTGGCTCCGGTGAAACCCTAACAATCGTATAAATTATGAGTCAAATAAAAGTAAATAGTATCATCCCTGTCTCCGGTGTTCCTACCGGAGGTGGCGGTGGTATAATTCAAACAGTACAAGCAACAAAAACAGATGTTCAATCGACAACTTCTACAAGTTATGTTGATATAACAGGACTGTCTGTAAATATTACTCCGACCTCAAGCAGTAGTAAAATCTTATTAACAGGTTTGGTTGTAATACATCATTCTTTATATACAGCTTTTCTAAGAATTTTAAGAGATTCTACTGAAATCGGCAAACCATCAGGTTCAAATAGTGCATATATAGTATATAACCTTAATGAAAACGCAAATCAAAGTAGAGCTATAAACTTTCTTGATTCACCAAATACAACAAGTCAAGTAACGTATAAAATGCAATTTAAAAGAGATGGAGGAAGCACTCTTTATATAAATGCCCATACAACTGGTACTACAAGTGATTACATATCAACTTCAGTTCTTACCGCACAAGAGGTGTCAGCATGAGTACATTAAATGTTAATACAATAAAAAAAGCTGATGGAAGTGTTTTTCCGAGAGTAATTCAAGTAGTAAACGCAACTCAAGAATCGGTAGTAAGTTATTCAAGTTCAAGTTATGTAGATTTAAGTGGTATAACTGCAACAATAAATGGTGTTACAAGTGGCAGTAAAATAATTGTTGACATTCGTTTACTGTATGGTCGTAATGCTGCTACTGGTGTAGGTTTTAAGTTATTCAGAGATAGTACATTTTTACCTTTTGCAAGTGGTGAAGCAGAAACTTTTGCACAATACATAGCTGAAAGTGGAGATCAGTATCAATATGGATTCCATAACTTGGCTCTCAGATATACCGATACTCATGGTCAAAGTGGAGGGTCTAATTTAGTTTACAAATTACAAGGCACAACTTATAGCAGTAGCAATACAGTTTATTTAAACAGAAGGCATTACGACTCAGGACAAAGAAGTCAATGTAGTGTTTTATTAATGGAGATAGCAGCGTGAGTCAGTTAAAAGTAAATTCAATAGTCCCAGTTGGTGGACTGCCAAGCGGTTCTAATGGTGGAATTATTCAAGTAAAACAAACAGTTAAAACTGATGTCTTTAGTCAAAGTTCAGTTAGTGTTAATACTTTTTCAAACGATACTGGTGTAAATGTTATTATTACTCCAACTCTTAACTCATCAAAAATTAGAATAACAGGTTTTATCAATATGTCGATGAGTGATGATAATGGAGGTTATGGTATAGCTTTATATAAAGGCGGAAGTATACTCGCAACTGCTACAGGTGATGCTGATGGTAACAGAGTTAGAGTTATGGCTATGACAATGGGTGCAACTTATGGAGGTGAATGTAGGTGTATTCCTTTTGATTTTATTGATTCACCTGCGACAACAAGTGCAACTACTTATGGAATAAGAATAGGTTGTTTCTCAGGTAGCAGCACTTCGCATTTATATGTAAACAGAACAGCATCTGATGATAACAATGCATATAGAACAAGACCAATTTCTGTTATAACAGCAGAAGAAGTAACAACTTAACAACAAAAACAATTATGGCATTCGATCACGAAGCAATCTACTCTGCATACTCAGGCACAGTAGTAATGATAGACGACTCTACTGGAGCGTTTGACAAAGACGGAAAGCAAGTATCACTTAGTTCCGAAAAAATAGCAGCAGCTCGCAAAGCAATTGACGACGCTTGGGCAGCTAAAGAATACCAAAGAAAAAGAAAAGAAGAGTACCCATCTTGGGAAGATCAACTCGACCAAATCTATTGGAATGGTCTCGACGCTTGGAAGGCAGACATTAAAGCTATAAAGGACAAGTATCCTAAGCCTAGCTAGTGGAGTTACCCACCATAGTATTGCCAGATGCAGTACAAATAAAAACCCCGTCAATACCTCTCCCTACAGGAAATGTTCCCTCATATCAACCTTTGGTCGTACCTCCGAGCGATTTACGAAGACCCGAAGGCACAGAG